GATTGGAGAAAAATTTAAGTCTGCTGAAGAGTGGCAGTTAGATAATATTCGTAAGCGAAATCGGCAATTAGTTACAACTAATCAGCTTAAAGAGCAACAGGCAAGATTGGAAGAAGTGCGAGTTATTGCTAATGCAGTTTCAGAGACAGTTGAAACTGTCAATAATAAGGTGAACGAACAGTCTAGCCAACTCTTAACTGCTCAAGATAAGAAAAAACTGGATTATTTGCTAATTTCAAAGAAAGTTGACTTAGATGATCTATTGAAACGAATTGAAAATCTAGAAAGGAAAGTTTAAATGGGAATTGACCAATATTTAAAAGTTATCAAGGAAGGAGTTTTTGGTCGCGATGTTCGACAAGCTATTCATGACGGTATAGAACGAGTCTATGAAGATGCAACATTTGATGGCAACACAAATATGGAAGTGGCCAAAGCCAGAGGTGGATTTGACACACTTTCGCAAAATCTTTTGAGCATAAATGCTAGTGCGGATGCCGCTAATCAAAAAGCCAGTCAACTTATCAATGACAAAGTTGACAAAAATGGTGCTGCGCAAGTTACTTGGGCAATGTTAGCACAAGATGCACGAGAGCAAATCGCTGGAAGCAAAGTGGCAGTTGTTGGAAACAATGCTGTTAGCTCTGCTAATATTGTTAACGGCTCTGTAACAGATGCTAAATTAGATGAGCGTATGGGATTTGGTTTAATACTGGCAGGGCGATTAACAATTGATGCAAAAAATTCTACAATTTCACTAACCTCAGGAAGTTGGGTACAAGTAGGAAAACGGAAATTTGGAGTGACTAAGAATTTAACAACATCTCTTCCGAAAGAAACTGTCAGCCAATATGTAATATATAACGACGAAACTCAAGATTTGTATGTAAAAAACCTTGGAACTATTAGCAATATTGGAAACAGAGAAACCATTCTTGCCATTTTGTTCAATGAAATGCTTTTGCATCCGCAATCTTCTCCTTTCGTCAAAACTATTGGACTAAAGATTGGTGAGAGAAGTGACTATATAGATGCTAATTGGGGTACAGTGATTCAAGGTCAAATTATATTTGACCCAAAAACACGAACGTTGAAAAGCAAACATGAGGGAGATAATTTTATCATTGCTTGCGATGGTTACTTCATCGATGGTATTGATGACTTTGAATTGACGTTTGATTCACCTTTCGGGCGCTTGTTATTGTTCGATAGAGACGCTAAAACTTTTCAGGTTACGACCATGTATTCTTATTCAGAATACCGACGAACTGAAATACCAAAAACAGCATCTCTAATCAAAATTGCAGAAATATATTTTAATGAAATTCGACATATATCTCACGAAAGAAATTTTGTTAACGTCGATAAGTTGGCTTCTGCTCAGTCAATAATTACATTAGAGCAACTCAAAATTGACCTGCAGACTAAAAAGACTGTTCTTGTAACGTTGGGAGATAGTACAACCGACGCACTAAGAACAACCAATTACACCGGAAACGTTCTTGAAAGTTTGGTTGACAAACCTAACAGCTACACTGAAATTTTAAATAACATTGTAAATGGTCAAAAAGGTTATTCATTCAACCATAAATTTTACAATCGAGGTTTTTCAGGGAAAACAATTAATTGGCTTCGTCAAAATTTGGATGCCGTTCTATCTCCGATACCTGAAACAATTGATTATGCATTTATTACGATGGGTATCAATGATATGGTATATGATGCGAGTAAGATTAAATCGTTCCGTGACGATCATATCAATATTATCAATCGTTTGCTGGCAAAAGGGATTAAACCTGTACTAATGAGCACTCAAGCTGAATTTGAGAATCACAAGCGTTTTGGCTCAAAGATCAATGCTATAGCCGACAACATCAAGAAGGATTTAGCTGCAGAATTAGGATTGCCATTTATTGATTATAATGCAGGTACACGAAACATTTTGAATAATTCAGAATATAAGATTAAGGATTTAAGTCCTGATATGTGTCACTTTGGGAATCTAGGCCATCAAAAAGGGGCGGAATTCTTAGCTAGTCAATTGATACATCAGACAGCTGTGATTTCAGAATTTAGCAAAGTTGGATATCAAAGCAATAAAGTTGTGTCAGATTTGAACTATTCAGATTACTTATCAGATGAGCAGGACGAAGTCAAATTTATTGGAAGAACTGATGGGTTTGATTTAGAAGGTCAACTAAACTCTACTCAAACAAAGACAATGTTTGAGGTTTCAGTTTATATTGAACGTCCGTCAATTGTTCACTATTTTGGAGACAACGTGATTGTGACATCGAACGGGCAAGCGTTATCAGACGGAGCGGTGCTTGATGTCGGATTTTATCGAATCACAGCTAAAAACATCCCTGGAGTTGCTAGCAAATTCCGTGGTTTGAAATTTAATCTGAAAGAAGTATAGACAAAGGAGGTTGTATGCAAATAGAATTTTTCAATTTTTTAAGAAGTGTCGTCCGGACTGAGGACGGACTGGTATTGTACGCTCTAGCTTTGATTGTCTCAATGGAAATCATTGATTTCTTGACAGGGACAATTGCTGCTATCGCAAATCCTGACATCGAGTATAAGAGCAAAATCGGCATCAATGGGCTCCTTCGCAAGATTTTAGGGGTTCTCTTGCTGATGATTCTCATCCCGATGTCCGTACTCTTGCCTGAGAAGACAGGTTTCGCATTCTTGTACTCGATCTATCTCGGGTACATCGCATTTACTTTTCAATCACTTATTGAAAATTACCGCAAACTAAAAGGAAATATCACTCTTTTTCAGCCAATCTTGAAAGCATTTCAACGATTGCTCGAGAAAGATGATGATACGAAAAAAGGAGAATAACACATGATCAACTGGAAAGTACGTTTTAACTTAAAAAATAAAACATTCTTATTGCGAGTGGCATTTGCACTAGCTTTGCCAATTCTCGCATATTTCAATCTAAAACTAGAGGATTTGGTTAGCTGGGGAGTCATTTTAGACTTGCTTGGAAAATTCTTTGCGAACCCTTATCTTGTTGGGTTGACGATTGTAAATATCTTAAATATTATTCCAGATCCAACAACATCAGGGATCTCTGATAGCAAACGTGCTCTTGAGTATCAAGAACCAAGCGAAGATTAGGAGAAAACAATGAAGAAAAACGACTTGTTCATCGACGTATCTAGCCACAATGGATACGATATTACAGGTATCTTGGCTGACATGGGTACACAGAATACCATTATCAAAATTTCTGAAAGTACAAATTATCTAAACCCTTGCTTATCTGCTCAAATTGAGCAATCTAATCCTGTTGGATTTTATCATTTTGCTTGGTTTGGTGGCGACATCGAAGAAGCTGAGCGAGAGGCACACTACTTCCTTGATAATGTGCCTCAAAAAGTAAAATACTTGTGCCTCGACTACGAAGATCATGCAAGCGGAGATAAACAGGCAAATACAGATGCTTGTATTCGCTTCATGGAAATCCTCAAAGAAAATGGCTATGAGCCAATCTATTACAGCTACAAGCCATTCACGCTCAATAATATCTATTATGAGCAGATTCTTGCGAAATTCCCAAACAGCCTTTGGATTGCCGGGTATGGTTTAAACGATGGTAACGCTGACTTTGAATACTTCCCAAGCATGGACGGCATTCGCTGGTGGCAATACTCTTCAAATCCGTACGACAAGAACATTGTTTTACTAGATGACGAAGAAGCCAAGCCCAAATGGAAAAGAAATGATACTGGTTGGTGGTGGGAATACCCTGACGGCACTTATCCAAAAGAAGAATGGGAAAAAATCGGCGGTGTGTGGTACTACTTTGATGCTAGAGGATATTGTCTAACTAGTCAATGGTTCAAAGAAAAAGATAAGTGGTACTACCTCAAAGAAAATGGCGCAATGGCCATTGGTTGGGTGTTTGTGAATGGAAAATGGTACTATCTTGATTCTTCAGGAGCGATGGTCACCGGCTGGGTTCAATACAAGGACAAACTATACCATCTCAAAGAAGAGAATGGCGAAATGTCTTCAAAAGAACTTGTCAAAGTCGAAGGAGGATGGTACTACGTCAACGAAGATGGCAGCCGTTCAGACAAACCAGCATTTAACGTATTACCTGATGGACTAATTGTTACCACTAAATAAAGAAATACAGAAAGGCTTTCAAAATTTAATTGCACTAAAACCGCTGGCATTCGCTGGCGGTTTTTTTGTTTGTTCAAAATAAAAAAAGCAGTGATGATACTCACTGTTTTTCTTGTAGTGTATGGGCGTAAGAAGTCATGCTAATAGCGTGTTTTAAACGCATGTTCATAATATCTGATACACCGTTTTTATACTTATCTACTGCCTGAATAGATACGCCACAGTTTTTGCTGATAGCATAGGCTGTGGCGTTGTCTAAAAGCCAGCGGATAGCTTTAATATCTACTGACATATATTACCTCATAAAATACCAAACTGCAAATAGGAGTAGAAGAAGCCCAATAATAAATTCAACTTTTTCACGCTTGGTGGTTTTTCTAATTTTTAGATTTACTTTCATTGTTTTTCCTGTTATAATTTAAGTACACCCCCGAAGGGGTGGATAGTGATTTCTCACTATCCAAATTCGATGTGCCATTCAAAGCTGATTATAAATAAGTTGATTTTGACTACTAGCTTATTTGTTTTTACTTTGAGTGGCTTCTTTTTGAACTTAAACATTTTGTTTTCCTTTCTACTAGTTTCCTTGTCTAAGGTTTCCTCCTTAACCTTATGTATCTATTATACAACTAAAGTTGTATAATGTCAATAGTTTTGATGAAGTTTTTTTAAATTTTTTCAAAAAAAAATAGACCTTGTCCAGAGGTCGGAGAGTTGGAGGGGACACCCTCCAATGTAAACTATTAGAACTAAATTGCAGCCTTCTCAACTATACGGGCAAAGGTGAGTGTGAAAATGAATACGAAGATGAATACGATTTAAAAAAATGACGAAAATTAACGGAAATGATTTTGAATAAAAATAAGCAAAAACTCAACTATTGATAAGCAACAGAAAGCATTGGAAAACATTTGTCACTTATATTATAAAGAAAGAAAAGTTATACATGAGAGA